CCTCGGAGTATGTCGAGCAAGGTTCTGTCTGAGTACCCGTCTCTGTATGCACGCATTTCATGCAAGTATAGGTACCCGTTCTTTTGGGATATAAATGCTGCTGCTGTCTCATCCGTTCCTCTACCCGACGGATCAACGGAGCATATGCTCTCGCTAAATCCTGTCCACTCTCCTTGAAGCTGCATTGGAGAGTAAAAATAATCTCCCGGTAGTCCAACGGTTGGGAGGTCTTTGATAACGTTTTGAGGGTCTGAGCACCATACGATCTGATCGGGGGCAGACTCAGGGTTAACACTGGTAACAACCAGATCAGCCATTTTAAGTGGAAATTTCTCTGCATCACTTAATGAAGTATCTAGTTGGAACTGAAGCATAAAGTTAGACCGACCCATAGCTGCTTCACGCTCTATTAGGTCGTCATTGTCGAATCTGTCTGGGTCTGTTACATCCCATTCTTCTGCAGCATTTTCCAGATCTTCAACGATCTGTGGAGCGAGTAATCCTTCATATTGACTTAGTTTGTTTTTTCTTGGGTATCGGCTGGGCCAAACAAAGGGACGGTAGTTACGCTCAGCCAACTTACGGTAAACAGTAAAAGTAGTCTGAGGAGTCCCGAGATAGCAAATACGGCTATCATCTTTCGGCGTGAGGATAGATTCAGCTTCTGTACAGAGTTGAAGTAGTTTTTCACGCATTAACTCCGTCATAGAGTTTCCGGGTACTTCGATGTCGTCTAGTACCATCAGGTCGGCTCTGGAACCAGTAAGTTGTCCAGTAATACCAACGCTTTTTACGCTGGGAGCCTGATGAGGAGAACAGAGTACGTCGAAGGAGATTCGAGACCATCTTGCCTCGTCGCTTTTTGGTCTTAGGTGATTTAACCATGGTGTTTCTATAATTAGTTTCTGTAGGAAGATTGACATGTTATCTGCTCTCTCTTTGGAGGCAGATATGATCATGATCTTCTTTTCAGGATCTTTAAAGAGAGTCCAGAGGACGAAGGCTCCTGTGATCCAACTTTTGCCAACTCCACGGAAAGCTTGGATCTGAAGACGTTTAGGTCCATTCTGAAGATAGTCTGCGATAGCATATTGAGCACGGGTTGGGGAAGGAAGGTCGAGCTGTTCCCAGAGGGCTTGTAAGAACAGCTTAAAGTCCTCTTGTAGGACTGTTACGACGGACTTCATGCGATCTTCATTTTATTCTTTTTCTTTTTCTTTTCAACTTTAAAACGATCTCCAAAGCCACTGGAATCTAAAGAACCACCGCCATCTTTCTTGAGCTTCTTGATAAGTTCATTAACTGCTTTATCCTTACCAGAACCTTTGTACATGTATTCTTTAAGTTGAGCAATCGTCATGTTCTTCTTTTTCTTCTTCTGTGCCATGTTAAATCGCCTCCAAGGGGGTTGTAATGTGTTTCATGTGTGTTTGGTCATTTAGCTTGCTTATATGGGTTCTGAGCGTCTGTAAACTGGTCTATCATCTTTACTCCTTTAGCAAATAGTTTTTTATATGCACCACTCTTAGTCCAATCTACTTTTTTACCCATCTGTTTATATCTTCTCATTAGAATAAAAGTAGCTTCATCCATTACTGGTTGAATCATTTCCATATATACTTCTAAACGAGCTATACGTTGTTTAGGTGTCAGACCTTTTAATGATGGCATATCTAAACCATTAAGACCCATTTGTTTATCCATCCATGAGTGCAATGCTTTATGAACAGGTCTTGGTAAATTATTTCTATTAAATTGAGTTTTACCTAATGGTGTACCTTGTTTAAAGAAATGTTCAGTTATCTCTCTTGCTTCTTTAGGTTTAGTACCTACAAATGCCCAATCATAACCTTCAACCATATGTTTATGATGACCTTCTATCTTTTCAAGTGGTAATGCTTTAGGATCTGTAAAACCTTCCATCAAATCATCCCAATCTTGTTTACCATGGGTTTGCATAAACTCATTAGAAGTTCTTGTTAAAGAAGCACTATCTGCGTCTGATTTAAGTTTTAATCTAACACCAGAGTTAGTACTTTTAAAATTAACAACATCTCCATCAGGTAGAATCCAAGGTTTCTGGGTTGCTTTAAAACCTTGTAATGTACCATGTTCTTTTTTATAAGCCATTGCTGCTTCAATACGTTTCATACCATCTGGTGTATTTCTAAGCTCTCTTAGTTTTGTACCAGTTTTACCTGCTCGTTGGTATCTAGTTCTTTCTGTACTTTGCCATGGTTGTAAAACGTCTTCAGCTCTTCTAGTAGCTTGACTAGCTAATCCGCTGCTATCTGCAAAAACAGGTTGAGCTGTTCGCCTCATACCAGCTAACGCTAAATCATCAGCTCTTCGACTTGCTATTCTTGCAAGGTCATCTAGCTTACCTGTCTTCTTAGCTATACCGCCTCCCAAGGTAAGTGCAGTCTCTGCAGCTCTAACACCCCATTTAGCTAGTCTAGGATCAACACCAGCTTTCTCAGCTATATTACCAGCACCTTCAGCTAAATAATGTACTGGAGCATCTAGTAATTGTAAGCCTTGTTTAATTACAGGTGCTTCAGCTACTGCACCTGCACCTTGTAGTAATTTACCACCAAATCGTAGTGCATCATCATGCCAACCTTCTTGGTCTTGTGAAGCTTGTTGTAAACCACTTACAATGTTACGACCAAAATCTTCTACCTTATCAGCCCATTCCGTACCTATGTACGATTGGCCTTTATCAAATGCGGCAACATCGTACCGCTCTTTATCTACTGGATGATATGCCATCAATCCCTCACATTATCATCAAAAATGGTTCCTCTACTTTTTAAGTAGTTTTTACGAATATCCATTCTTTGTTGTGCACCTGATTCTCCAAATGCTTTACCAGCTGGAGTAGTATCTCTAGTATCAAGCTCCCATTGTTTTAAATCTGCTATAGACATCATTGGAGGTTGTTCTACTTTGTCTTCTTCAGTTTCAATAACACCTGATTGAATTTTTTTATCTTCTTGAACACCTGCAGATTCAGTTATTTCATTGTCAACAGCTTCACCTGCTGTACTGACTGCACCTCTTCTAGCCCAGCTAAGAGCATCATCTGGTATTAAGCTAGTAGCTTCCTTACCTGTTTCAGCAAAAATCAATTTCTTTTGTTTACTGGCATCATGTATATTTTTAAATTCTAAATACTCAAGTTCTTCTTCTTTATTCTGAGCACCATCTAATAACTGTGCAATAAATGAATCAATATAATCATCTATATTTCTTGGGTTTTCTTTTTTACCTTCATCTTCTACTCTATCTCTTATATCAAGTGATTTAGTAAAATTACTTATTTGTCTAGGTGCACTGAATAAATCAACGCCTCCTATATGTCTAGCTTTACCTTTATAATATTGTACCCACCTTTCTCCATAAGGTGTGCTTTCCCATTTGTAACCAGTTTGGTCTCTTTCGTTCCAACCTCTGGTATCACCTATTTGTGGTTTTGCCATAGTTAATTAATGTGTGATAAAATTTGCTCCTCCCTATACGGTTTGTATCCAAACGTATCTCTCATCCAGTCCCTCCAGTGTCTACTACCTTTCTCCTGATTACATCTTCTACACGCTGGTACCATATTCTTTGTAATTGTTTCTCCACCGTTGCATTTAGCTTTAACATGATCGAGTGTAAGTTGATTAATTTCATAATGGTTTCCACAATAAACACATTGACAATTAAAGTGCTCTTTAACAGCTCTTCTCCAGAGCTTCTTAGCGTCGGGACTTGTCATGGTTATTAGATTGTATAGATAATGTTTAGGGGTTGGTAGTAGGGGTGTCATCCTTTGGCTTTACCTCGGTTTCTGGCTCGGTTTTTGGATTGGGCTTCAAGCTTGGTGCCCCCTCCTTGTTTATGCGAGACATCCAAGTTATCGCCATTACCATAGGTTCCTCGCCTTCTGTTTTCGGCATTTAGTGCTGTCCTTTTACGTATTTGTAGTTTAGAACTATTGAACTTTTTTTGATAGGCATTCTTCTTTGCACGTGCCTTAGCGTGAGATCTATAGTACCTCGTGCTTGCTTTTGCCATATAATCTCCGTTGTACAAGGTCTGGGTCGATTTTGGGCATTACAGCTGCCAATTTATCCAATGGATTACCTTCATAAGCAACACCACTGATATCATTTTTAACTAGCCAATCACAGGCTGCTTTTAATTCATGAGCGGAAGCTTCTCCACTCTTTATTCTTTTAAGGAATTCAGTTGTAACGAGCCGATGTAGCTCGTTAAACTGCTCTTCCGTAGCTCTTTTAGCCATTATTTTTTAAGAAATAACTGTTTCTCCAAAAACTCTACTGCTTTATCATCCACTGTGTTATCTGTAGTGGAAACAAGCTTCTTTAAAAGATCAATGATTAGTTTTTTAACTGAATCAGAAGTTGCAAATTTGAGTAGGATAGGTTTAATTAGTAGAATCATTTACTTTAGTGGGTTGTGTTGGGCAATTGTACCTTTTTTCTTTCCAAGGAAGAGTAAACTCATCCACGGGGGTACAGTTTTCTTCTAAATACTGCTTAACTGCAGCTTTTTTATCTTTTTCATACTTAACTATAGGGACAACATCGTTACACATACTATAAACACGTGTATTTTCAGCTAACATAAAGCCTTTACGTTGTAATTCAGCACATCTGAGCATCCGTGTAAGCTCGTAATCAAGCCTCATTTTTTCTTCTTGCCTTGCAGCTATACGTCTGCACTGTGCTAAACCTTTACGGTCTAAAGGGAACATAAAATTAACTTGTCCTCCCCAGTTTTCTGCTACTGTGTAGCTCCTTTGAGTCATTTCTTCGTCAAAGGGTTTAGTATGGTTGCCCATATAGAATGGGCTAAACGTCATCGTGGCTCCATTGCAGCTCACCCCAGAACCGTAGTGCTGCCTACTAGGGGCACCATTGTTCTGGAATTGGACTGCTTGGTTCGTTACATTTCCAGTCGCTGCTGCAACTGGATTTGACGTATTATTTGTCTCACCTTCCGCTTTAGCAGGTGCTATTGCGAGAAGACTGACAAGGAGACAGTAGTAGACTCCGTTTCGATAGTTCTTTCGATCTCTGTAAGTTCGATCACCTGACTCGCTGCTCGTGTTACGACCTCTAAAGAAAAGTCTGAACCAGCTGTTGTCATGTTGAAGATTGAATCGCTGTCTACTATACCTCCAGAGCTTGCCGATGAATGGGTTATATTGTCCCCAGACCATTTGTTTAACGCTGCTCCATAGGTGGTAGTGGTGATTTCTTCTGTAATATCTTGAGTTGTAGTTGTTGTACTGTTCATCGACCCTTGGGTGAAGTTGGGTTGAACTAATTCTGCTCTCGCTACCGTGGGTGATGCCAGTAGGAAGAGTAAAAGCCATTTCTTCATTCTTCCTTTTTTTTAGCCATAGGACAATTTACTGGACCTTTTTTATTATTGTTGCCTGTAGTAAGGCCAAAGGTCGCTAGTGCTCCAGTAAATACACTAGCAACGAACGTGATATCAGAGTTACCTGATTTCTTAACCATAGGTATTTCGACGTAGTTCATTGTAATGATGAACCCAGACCAAACGACAACGCCAAGCCTTACGAATGTACCTAAGATTTGTATCTGATGTTCTTGATCCTCTGCTGCATCCTTCAGCTTACCGAGGAGTCCCTTTTCTTTTTCTGGCGGTTTTCCTTCCATTTATCTACTTTTTTCTGTAGGAATTTTTGAATTTGTTTTTTAAGTTTATCAAACAAAGGTGTAGCTAAAGTGGTGGTTGCTACAGCTGCAACGGCTGCATAAGTAGCAGTGGCTACTACTTCTGCACTAGGTAAGGGTAGATCAATTTTTACAACAGGAACTCTTAGAGTTGGTTGTTCAGTTTTAGCAGTTTCTGCCTCATCTGTTTCCTCTGGTACTTCCTCTAATTCAACCCCTTTAGGAGCTTTAATATTACCGGGAGGAATTACAATAGGAGGAAACACAGGCATCTCTGCTGATGGTTGCTTTAGAGGTATGCTAGGCATATCTAAAGCTCTAGGTAGTTTAGGTGCTTTCACCTAGCTCCAAGGCTTACCCACACCTGTTGTTGGAGTCTTTTGCTCGTTAACACCATTCTCTACAGCAGCTTCAATAGCAGCTACAGTACCAGCTTTATTTGCATCTAGCTTTGCTTTAACCCAACCTACTACAGTTGTCTCTGTGAGTTCAGCGTAAGGAATTAAAGTGTCAGGCTTAGGTAGATCAACTTCACCTGTAGCTCTGAATTTATAAGTGCCATCTTCACCGTTAACACGGTAGATAACTTTTTTCACATACCCGTCTGCGAGTTCACGTTCTAGGGTGTTGATTTGCCAAGTTTTTGTTGCCATAATTGTTTTTAATAAATTTGTTTGTTTATGTTTTAGCTAAAGGATCTCTAATTAAAAGTTTTGATGAACTTAAAGCAGTACCAGCTAAAGGAGTGTTACTAGCAAAAGAACTAAAATCACTAGAGTCCCAAGAAGTAGCTAATGTTCCATCAGCTTGCACGTAGTAAGAGGTACCAGCAGTTAATCCAGATAAAGTATCAACAGTATTACCATAAGTTTTAATTGTAGCTGTTTGACCATTTGTATAAGCAGCATCAGAAAAACCTACATAATGCTCAGCATTACTTAGGTTAGGGTTATTCCCCCCACCTCTAACTGATGTTAGGTGGTATGTAGAATTATTTTGGTTCCAACCGCAAGCAAAACTATCTTCATACATATGGGAACAAGCAGCATAAGCCGATGCTGCACCATATAAAATTCTGAAGGAACCGATCCCTATATCACCAGTAGCATTAGAGTCATACCAGAACATTCTAGCCATTGCTTTCAGACTATCACTGTTGTCCTGATAACAAGTCATAACTACATCCAAATTAGGATCATAAGCACACTCGATTTTCGCTGCATTACCAGCAAAAGTTAACCATTGTTGAGGAGTTGTCCAAGTTACAGAGTTTCCACTTGTAGCTACAGTACCGACAGAGGCTTTAAATTTTTGTGGTCCAGTATTCCAAAATGCAAAGACTTTATTATTTGTACTGTCAAAACAAACTGTAGTCCAAGCAGGATCAAGAGATTCTATGCCGATATGACTACTCCAACTAGTACTAGTACCACTAACAGTCCCTACGAAAGATGGTAATTTATTTGCATCTCCTCTACAAGCAATAACTAATCTATTCGCATTCGTGTCATAACACATTGATATGAATTCGGCTGGATCACCATGAAACTCAACGGCAGTGTGAAAACTTGGAGTAGAACCAGTGACAGTAGCCATCATAACGTATCCATGTCCACTATCGTCATCATCTCTATAAGCAAGAGCAACTAATCCTGTATCGGGATCAAGAACAGCAGATTTTCCCCATATCTTTCCGTTTTTACCTGTGCTAGTTTCACTACTTACTGTGCATGTGCCGTCACTAGAATCATAAGTAACTATCCTTGCTTTTAAAACGTCATTACCACCGTCTCTATAACAAACAAAGAATTTATTACCAGTTATATGGCAAACAGTATTATGACTCCCATCATTACCACCAGTATGTAGTGTTACTACCGAACCAGAAGCTGTTATTGCTCTAGTTGAAGTATTGACTTTAAAACCTTGACATTTCTGGTCTCCATCATCATTCCAAATAGCAATACCTTTACCTGTAGCAGTATTCCAAGCATTTGTTTGCCAGTTGTTAAATCCAGAATCTATAGTTGTATTTCCGTTATTAACTGGTTGTGGGTTCACAGGAGCAGCAGAAGTACCTGACCCTGCTAATCGTCCAAGTGGAGAGTCTATTTGACTAACCTTTCCGTCTGTATCTATTTTAACTGCTTTATTAGTAGCAATACTACCATTAGCTACTGCGGTAAATGTATTACCACTTGCTAAAGCAGCACCGTTAACAGTAATTGCACCAGTAACGTCTATACCACCAGAGGTAGTTTCTAACTTTTTACTATGGTCATGGTAAACTTTAACTGAACCATTAGGAGTGCATACTACATAATTTTCACTTCCATCACCATTTGTTAAATCAAGACTATCGGATCTTATATAAAGATGACCAGCACTGTTGTCTATGTATGAATGAGATCCATTATGACCCATCCACATATCATTGGATTCACCCCAATAACTGTAGACGTTATCACCACACTTGATACCATTTGCAGTTGTCTCTAACTTCTGAACGCCGTCGTAATAAAGATTTGTAGAACCATTTCTAACCCATCTGGTCATCCACTCATTATCAAGGTCATTATAAACCGCACAAGTATCAGCATCACCTTGATTATTAGCCATGAAGACGTAATAGCCGCCTATGCTATAACCATCCCAAGCATTTTGACCTGCTTTACATTCAACTGTTCCATATGTCCCTCCAGTTCCTGTAACGAATTTTAACGTGTTGTCGTGGTAGAGTTCTACGGCTCCATCAGGAACCGCCTTAATCATTAATTCATCACCAGCATGTTTTCTGATCTCAGTAGTCCCAACACTTTTTAAGATCAGTTGATCATCACTTTGTACATATAAATCACCAGTATCGTTATTTATGGTACCATCTGTCCCACTGTGCCAGATCTGGAGATCTGGTCCATTTCCAAAGTAAGCTTTTTTATTATCGTAAATATATAAATCACCAGTAAGATCTACTTTTCCAGTTACATTGATTCCATTGCTTGCAGTCTCTAACTTCTTGCTGTTGTCGTACCAAAGTTCTGCTGTATCACCATGAAAATAAGCTAACTTATCTCCACTTGTGTTTTGTACATTTACATCACCACCTTTTAATACTAAAGCACCTGTACTATTGTTCAACCAAGAATGCGATCCATCATGGTAGATCTGTAGATCTTTACCAGTACCTATACCTATCTTTACATCGTCATCAGCAAGATAACCATACCCTCCAGTTCCACTTGCTAATATCCTACCTGTTACGTTAACACCGCTAGTATGTGTCTCTAACTTCTTACTGTTGTCGTAATAGAGTTCTACTGCTGAGTTAGCAGTAAATACGGCTAAATTTTCTCCACCATTTCTATCTTTGAATCTTGTTGTATCAGCATGTAATCTTAGTTCTCCAGTGCCATCTTGGTATAGGAATGAATTACTTCCATCATGGTAGATCTGGAGATCATTTCCAGTTCCAACCCTAATTTTGTCATTATCATATATATCAAAATCACCTTCTACATATAAATTTCCAGTAACTCTACCTCCATAACTCGTCGTCTCAAACTTCTTACTATTGTCGTAATAGAGTTCTACTTTGTTATTAACAAATGATCTAATTTGATATTCACTATTATCATCATCCATTACACGGAAATTATCAGTATTTAAACTTAAATATCCACTTGTATTTGTATTGACAATTTTAGAATGAGTTCCATCATGGAAGATCTGTAAATCATTCCCTGTCCCCAACTGAACTTTTAAACTATCTCCAAGACTCTGATTACCAGTAAACGTATTAGCTCCTAATCCAGCTAAGTTACCAGTAGCTGTTACACCACCTTGCCATGCTGATCCGTTATATACCTTTAGTTCATTAGCACTTGTATCAAAGTAAAGATCACCTACATCTAAGCTAGATGTTGGTGCTGAACTTGCTACACGGTACTTATCAGAGAAGTCATTAACGTTAGAGATATTGGTAGCTACTGTATTTACATTAGATATAGATCCAGCAACTGCAGTTATATTGCTATTCGCACCAGCTACTGTAGTTACATTACTATTATTTCCAGCTACAGTATTAACATTACTAATACTTCCAGCAACAGTATTTACGTTGGATATACTACCAGCTACAGTTGAAACTTCTGTTGCTATCGGTACTTGTCTATGGAATGTATAAGTATTTAATGTCGTAGTTGTTTCTACGATCATTCCAAAGTTAGCAGCGTAAGTTGTGCTATTAGCTAAACCATTAATGGTAACGGTTGAGTTTCCAACAGTGCCGTTAGAAATGGTTGCAACTCCAGATCCATTGGAGGTAAGGTTGCTGCTGAGAGCTTTAATAGATATAAGAGTTCCAGCCCCGTTATTAACGTCAGGGTTAGCGTTAGGAAAAGATGTTTCATTTGCTATTGGTACAAAACCACCTACGTCATCAACAAGATCAATAATCCTGTCATTGATAGCAGCGGTTGTAGCTATTGTTGTGTCGTTATCAGGGAAGGTATCACCATCTTTAATAGTGTCACCTGTACTTATATTGAAATATCTAGCATCAGATTCTGTTTCTGTATAGTATCTGTTATCTAGTTGACCAGCATTTAGTTCAGTTTCTGTGTAGTACCTTCCATCTAATGCACCTGTTGCTATTTGAGTAGAAGTGATTGTACTATCTGCTATTTCACTAGCAGTTAATTTATCAGATTGTAATAGTGTTTTTATTTCACCAGAGGTCTGATCTGCTGTAGCACTAGCTTCTATAGCGTTTAGCTTTGTATGGTCAGCGTCAGTAAAAACGTTTGAATCTGAAGCAGACTCAACAAGAGTTCTTATCTCAGCTGCAGTCTGATCAGCAGTAGCTGAAGCTTCTATAGCATTTAACTTAGTATGATCAGCATCTGTAAAGACATTACTATCAGATGCAGATTCAACAAGTGTTCTTATCTCTGCAGCAGTTTGATCTCTCGTTGCATTATCTTCAATAGCATTGAGCTTTGTATGATCAGCGTCAGTAAATACATTACTATCAGTAGCAGCTTCTACAGCAGTTCTAATTTCAGCATTAGATTGATCAGCAGTAGCACCAGATTCAATACCATCAAGTTTTGTACCATCAGCAGAGACATCTCTACCATCAACAGTACCTGTTGTAACTATATTCTGTGATCCAAAGTCAGGAGAAATTTTTGTACCAGCTATAGCAGCTGATGCGTTGACATCACTATTAACTAATGAACCACTTGTTAAAGCTACAGTTATTTGACCACTACTAGGACTATTATCCGTAATAGTAATCTTATTACCAGCTGCAACATCTCCTGTTAAAGCTGTATCTATTTTTGCATCAATACGACCTTCAATAGCTTTGGTTGAAGCTATTTTTGTATCGTCAGTTGTATACCAAGATTCTGTACTAATAACAGTTGGGTCACCTGTTAGCCAAGCGTCAGCAACTTTATCATTAGATTCTTGGTTTACATATAAGTTTTGTAGTGTATTATCATTCAGATCATTAGCTCGTATAGCTGATCCGGGGTAGAATGTAGCTTTAGGGGTGTCAAAAGCTGTCTCTCGATAGATTCTAATAGCTACACCATTGCCGGGAGCACTGTCAAACCTAACCGTTGTTGCATTAAGCAACGAATATGCAGTTGTAGCGACTGTAGCAAGACTTACCTTGATATCAGTCGTGTCTAAATATGGGAATGTGAACGAGTAATCGGTGGTGGAACCGTTACCCGTATATAAATTTTCAATTGTTACGGTCATTTTAGAATTCGATTAAACTTTGTAATTCCTGTTTTGTTTTACTTGCTTCCAAAGCTTGTGGGATATTACCTTGTCTTAAGGAGTTCTTAACTCTAGTGTTCTGTAGACCAACAGCTGAATACTGTTCAAAGTATCTTTCCATTGCAGAACAAGCGTACTTCATAGCATTCCTATGAATACGATTTAACTCCTCATGTACCACCAAATTTTTCAGGCCAAAATCTCTTTGCTTTTGCATCCCTCTAGCCTTCTTATATTCTTTCATCTTATTTGTCCAAAACCCACTAGGATGGTTCATCATACCTTCAATCTGTCCAGCTAGGTTCATGTTCTTAGCTATCCAGTTGTTAACCCACTGTCTTTCTTTAGGGGTCATAGGTTGTTTACTGATAGGATTTATTTTCATACTTCCTACAGAGTCCCAACCAGTACTTAATAACCACTGTCTCCATGGTTCCATATCAGCATTCGATTTAAAGAATGGCATGAACGCATTAACTGCAGCAGTCATTGGTTCTTGGAATCTTATTGGTTTACCTGTGTATATATCAACTTGATCTACTAAACTATTTGGACCCATAAACTTCCATTTATTAGCCATCAATGATCCCCAGTCATTTTCTACATCTTTTAACTGTGGAGCTATCATATTATTTAATACACTCCTAGTACCAGATGGAGCAAATGGTATCAAAGCATCAGCTTGGTTAACGATTAGTCTATTAAAAGCACCTTCATCACCAGAAAACATAGACACTAACGGTTCAAATCCACTAAGGAATGTCTTGTTAGATACGTTCATACTAATAGAGAACGCTAGTTTTTGAAATGTTTGCTCAGTAATAGAATCATCTACACGGTTAGAGAAGTATACTGCATCTCCAACTAAACCAAGTAATGTATCAAATGGTTCAAATCCTTTATAACTATGCCATTTACCTGTGATTGGATTCTTGATAGAGTTAGGTTGCCAACCCATAGTCATCATACGTTTCCTTTCACCAGCATTAGCAGGTCCATTACCAGTTAAGTTACCATTTAATGCCCATATACCAGCACCTGTAACCACTGCACCACCCATTAACTGACGACCAATATACTCAGACTTCAATGCTGCAAAGGCTTCATCAGTATTCTCAAGACCATGATCCATCAATACTTCTGAAATTTCTTGAGCATTTTTTGCTGTGAATACCTTACGAACTTTTGTCTGTAATGGTAATAAACCACTACCCGGAGTGAAAGTCCATGTCATATTTAATGCGTTTAGACCTGTTCTTGGAAATAAGAATAAAGGTCTAGCAACTGGAAATCTCTCTAAGAAGTTATTAAGATCACTAGCTACTTTATTATCTAAGTTAAGTGCTATTTCTTGTGAAGCATGTTTAGCTGCTTTATCTGTAAGCAAACCAGTGTGGTCAAATGCTTGGCTATATAACCTCTTCTGTAGTTTGTCGAATGCACCTTGACTAAAAGCACCTCCAGTCTCTTCCATTAAGATGTTATATGCTTTAGCTCTAGCAGAACCACTAGCCATCATAGAACTTGTAAAGCCATCAATAGCATACATAGCATTAATACCCCATCTAACAAATGGGTTATTGTTATATGCTGATAGACCTTTAGCTATATTCCACATAGCAACCTTACCTGTATTACCTTCTTTCTTCCATACCTCAGACATAGCTTCGAGTGCTTCAAAGTTATCCATCTTAGCTTGACGTAGATCTGCACGACCACGCATCATAGCTTCCTCTGGACGCTGTTTAGCTAAACGCCACTCGTCACCCATTACTTTATAAGCACGTTTGAAGTTTTCTTGGATACCACCATAGGTCCATAAAGCTGCTTTAAGAGCTTTTGTATCACCTGTAGCAGCAGCACCAACCATTACTGTAGCAGGTTTAAATGCAGTTAACATACTGTTACCAGTAAAAGCTCTTACAGGAGCTAAGCCAGCTAGTATGTGGTTATAACGTACACCGTTTAAACCTTTAATAATTAAACTAGGTACTTCAGGGTTACCGTCATAGAATCCTTTTTTAATAAATCCTATGTTTTCTTCAGCCCATCGTTGTAGTTTAAATATTTGATCTACTTCACCATTGGTAGCTTCCATTGCATA